TTCTTTCAGAGTTCTGGCGGGTACTTAAACCGTCAGGCAGTCTTTATATGTTTTGTGGTTCCCGCCTGGCAGCTGACACCGAATTACTGGTTCGCAACCGGTTCGATGTATTGAGTCATATTGTGTGGGCCAAACCGCACGGCCCATGGATGAGGCAAAACAAAGAAAGTCTGCGGGCTTTCTTCCCTGCGACGGAACGAATTATTTTTGCTGCGCATTATGCCGGGCCTTATAAACCGCAGAGTAATGAATGGTCAGAAACCAGGAACCAGTTAAAGCAGAATGTATTCAGCCCTTTGATAAGTTATTTCCGGGGCGCAAGAGAGTCTCTTGGCGTTTCCTCTAAAGCCATTAACGAGGCAACAGGGACCAGCATGGCCAGCCACTGGTTTAGTGGAAGCCAGTGGCAGCTACCCGGTGAAAAACATTACAAACAGCTGCAGTGTCTGTTTGAGAAAATCGCCGCCGAAAAGCAGCAGGTAAGTTTACTGGAAAGGGGGCATGGTTCGCTGGTGGATAACTGGCAGATCCTCGACAGAAATTACAGGGAATTGCTGAAGGAACATGACTACCTCAGGCGCCCTTTTTCAGTCACAGCGAAAGTGCCTTACACTGACGTCTGGACGTATGCGCCCGTTGCCTTTTATCCCGGAAAACATCCCTGTGAAAAACCGGCAGAGATGATGGAACACATCATCAAAACCAGTAGCCGTCCTGGCGATCTGGTCGCTGATTTTTTTATGGGTTCTGGTGCGACTATCAAAGCAGCGATAAAGCATGGAAGAAGGGCGCTCGGGGTTGAAATGGAGCGTGAGCGGTTTGAGCAGACGTTGGCTGAAATCAATAGGTAAAAATTAGCACTGGGCAGACATGCCACGCTGTTAATCACAGTAGTACCAGATAAAAAAATCCCCGCCAGCTACAGGCACGCGACTGGCGGGAAATGGACTATCACTTAGGGGTTATTATATTTTTCATAGAGTTATCACAACTACGCACTGGAATCGTAGATTAACTCAGTAGGTTTTAATCAGGTAAGTAGATTAATTTTTTGCGTGATAATCACTCATTTGACATTTTCATTACAGCCTGATTCTTGTTTATGCTGGTACTAATGCGGTGAATCCCCTAAGCGGTGGAGCTTAATCAGTAATAGAGACTGCAAAGCGGCTTTCGGTACTGATTCTAAGAGTCATCGGGAGGCACCCGGCGCCGCAGAATTTTCGCCGGAATTCATATCCCTTTGATGCTGGTTACTGGTGGGTCTTTTTTATTGTTTGGTTAATACATGCGTGTTAAGAATTTATCCAAAAAAAAGCCGTTGACTAAAGGCCAACGGCGGAAAAAGATTGCAAAGGTAAGTACGCGCCAATCTCTCAAATTTGGCAGGCACACTCTAATTTTTTTTGAATAATTCCATCAGCCGATAAGCAGCAACTTTGGCGTCTAATTGCAGGATTAATAGGTTCAAATAAGAAAAGCTTAACTGTATCGTAGATGCTAATGCGGTGAATCCCCCTAAGCGGCGGGGCAAAACCAGTAAATACTAAATGCTGCGGGTCAGGTTCTGGTTTTTCTGACTCACCGGGAGGCACCCGGCATCGCATACCTGTTACCACCGCTGTCGCAGCACTCTAAAACCAGCTTTGGTAGCCAATTAAATCAGCTGTACTTAAGTTTAGTTTTGGTAGTACTAAAGGATAGTTGTTGTTATGGCGGAAAATATACAAAATTGCTTATGAATTTCAAAAAAAATCCCTCAAGTCATCTAAGGTCTCGGCAACCAGGTAGGGATGACAAGAGGGAAGCCAAAACGGCCAACTCCAGGGAAAATCCTTAATAATCATAACACAGATTTATAAATATTTTGATTGATTAGAGTCAATAACTGAAGCCTGCTTATGCAGGTTTTTTTATGATTTTGAATTTTGGCTATTAATTCCATAATGGTTTTTTATGCTTACCCTTTGTCAGTGCAGGGTTTATATTTTGTGATTCAGGCGCTGGACGTTCCCATTTAGAGCAAAATATCGTAATGGATTCTTGGCAGAACTAGTGGTTATCAGATTTGTCTTATACCTTCCTTCGTTACAGAAAGGGAAGGGTTTTGAAAATATCGAAAAGAGTGACATGGCTGTTGATGTTATTGTTTTGCGTGGTTGTATGGGGCTTGATAGTCACTGCGGTTGCTTTCGCTGGAGAGGACAGAAAGTTCACTCCTAAGACTCAGCCCGGCCAGTCAAATTCTCAGGTTGATGAGGAAAAAATCAGGAAGCTAGACCTCAATGCACAGCAAAAAAAATTCATTGAGTCGTTAATTGAATCACCGTCAGAAAAATTAAGCGGTAACTAAAGAGTCAACGAATTTTTTAAAAATAGCCCAAAGGCCGCTTTCGAGCGGCCTTTTTTCTTTGGTGCAAGAAACGTTACATGCCCCGTGGTTTTGCAGAAACAGTTTTGCTTTGCGCATAAAAAAAGCCGCGCTTACTTGGGGGGGCGCGGCAAAAGTAGGACCAATGTAGTCGGAACTTAGGTCAGGGCCTGAAATGACCCTGAGCAGTTTATACTCTTAATCCCTCTGTGATTTTTGATAATTAATGTCTTCAAAGATGCTGCGGCCCCTGAGATTTCCACCTTCAGCAGGGGGGTAATAAGCATCAGATACTTTCAATTCCCTCGTGTTGAGTGTGTTGCACACTTCTTTTACTCACAGCTTCCGTAACCAACGGAGGTCTAATCATGGTTAAAAATATGCCCGACAAAATCTCGACAGCAACAAACTACAGCGTGTCGGGCGGCCTTATGTATGGCGGCCTGACCGGGTGGTTTGGATGGCTGCACGGACTCGACTGGAATCAGATAGCGTTAATCGGTGGTTTCATCATCGCAATGCTCACATTCATTACGAATATCTACTTTAAGCGGCGCCAGACCAAAGCGTATGAGAAAGCGCTTGATCGTGGGTATGTGACTCCACCACCACAGGATGACTGAACATGGCAACAGTAAAGAAAGTCGGTGGCACGGCCGGCGCAGTTTGTTCAGTAATGGCAATCATTGCAATAGTGCTGTCACAGGGTCAGGTTCATACTAATCAGAAAGGGCTGGAGCTGATTGGAAATGCCGAATCATGCCGCCGTGACCCTTATATTTGTCCTGCCGGCGTTCTGACGAACGGCATTGGTAACACCCACAACGTTAGAGCCGGCGTCCATCTGACAGACGAGCAGATAGCAAATTCCTGGGAAAAGAATATTCTCGATGCAGAGTCGTGCGTTAACCGTTACGGCAATGGGCGAAATCTCTCCGAAAATGTTTTCAGCGCTGCTGTGTCTGTTACCTTTCGTGCGGGGTGTGGCAACCTCAGAAATTCACAGATGTTCAGCCTGTTTCGCAGTGGAAATTTCATTGCTGCGTGCGAACAGTTCCCCAGGTGGGTATGGGGTGGTGGCAAGATTTTGCCAGGTTTAGTGATTCGCGCTGATAAAGAAAAAGCGCTCTGCAGGAATGGCCTGAAATGATCTGGCTTATCTCAAACTGGCGCATTTTACTTGCTTTACTGTTGGTAGTGCTGATATCAGGCCTTTTGCTGACGTCCGCGCATTACCGGGATTCAACCCTGATTATGGAGCAAGAGCGTGATGCAGCACTTGAACAGAAAAAATCTTCAGAAGCTGTCACCGACAATGTTATTGCTGCCGTTCGATTGTTTAATGATATTTCAGCAGCTACAAGAGGTCGAAAAGAACAGGCCAGAGATGAAAGTGATCAACGTATCATTATCATACGAAAAGCTGCGGCCTCTGACAGGTGCGCTGCTTTGCCTGTGCCTGATATTGCTGCTGACAGGCTGCGTTCGCACAGAGCCGAGATACGTTCAGGTGCCTACGGTGGCAATACCCTCAGAACTGACCGCTGACTGCCCGGTACCACTTGTGCCAAATCCCCTGACCTGGGGAGGAAGTCTGGAGCTGAACGAGCGCCTGCTGACGGCTATTGAAAACTGCAACAGTGATAAAGCGGCAATTCGGGAAATAGAAGCCAGCAGGCAGGGGAGAACACAGTTTAGTCTGGTGTTGGAGCAGAAGATGAAGAAGGCTTCAATTTAACTATAAAATGCTCATTTTTTAATACCTTAGCACCTTTCTCGCACCAGAATTCGGTAAAGCGAAAAAACTCATCGGTCGTTAACTCAAAGCATAACTCAACATTCTTAGCCAGCCCTTTGGAGAGCAGTTCATTTGCCTGCTCCAGGGAGTGGGCTTTTGTAGTTTTCATAGAAAAATTCCAGTGAGTTTGAGAATTACCTTTAGTACCCCGCCGAGAATTTAACACAGGATGATGACATGTATACGACGACTTTGATTATTGCCTGGGCATTAGTCACGCTTGCTATTGGTTTTTCTGTTGGCTGGCTGGTGGGCCTGTTCCGCTGGAAGAACAGCCCGCAGAAGGCAGAGGCCGAATCAACAGCCATCCGCGACGGCTGGCAGGATGTAGAGCTGCGCTTTCAGGCTCAGATTGACGAACTCAAAAGCAAACTGGATGAGCAGGCCATCGCTCAGCCAAAGGAGGCGAAGAGTGAAGTGCCAAAAAAGATTTAACCGACGCCCGGCAAAATGACCGGGCTTTACCCATAAAAGAGGAAGTAACGATGTCCGAACCACTGTATGACGGTACCACCGCGACCACTGCACAGCCGGTCACAACAGCAACCGATAAAACTGATGCCGTACTGGCAAAGGTGAAAGAACTGCTGAAAGTGGCAGGCCATGACGTCGATACTGTATTCGATGATGTGGCTTCACTGGCTAAAAAGCTGGCGTAATCATCACAAGGCGCATTTGCGAGTGCGCCTGATGATGTTGCTTTAAAAGCGTGATTGTTTAGGACTTGAAATGAAAGAATTATGAGTTATTTTAGCAGTGTATTAACTAACTCAGGATAGAAAGATGATTAATGTTAAAGGCAATGAGTGTTTAGTCGTGGGCGGTCCAAGAAAAGGTCAAGTCCTACTTCAAGTATTCCATAAAGGGTCCCACAAATTCGATCTCTATACTCGTGACGGGCAATTTAAATTGCACGAGCCGCTAGTTGTTGTTTTTGTTGGGAAACACCACTTACGCGATGGTAAAGAGTATCTAATCCTATCTGAAACAAGTATTGAAGGGATCGATGTTAATGCTGAGATGGACAAACTTAGCGTACCTTTGAAGCCGCTGGACAGCTCTCAGGAACCATCCCCCGAGAAGGAATAATTGTTAGCCACTCTGTGAAGCGTTACCAAAAAATAATCAATAATTTCTCTTCACTAAGAATTATTCCGGATGTAATGTGTATCCTTAACTTATCTTAGGAGAAAGCATGCTGGATAATTATTTAAGATCAGCTGGTGGTGAAACCACACCAGAAAAGCAAAGAATTATTGCTTTGAATGCCGCATTGCAATTAGCAAAGGCAGCTTTGGAGGCATCATCAGCTAATAACCATTCATCCAGAGTTGAAGACTCATTAATGGGTGTGGCTAAGTCAATTGACGCACTTGCAGATGCGATTCAGGATGCCGCAAAAGTTAAATAATCATGAGTTTTCATAACGATCACCCCGAAAATTGGAAAGTCAATGATTAGGGGTTTCTTTATTTTCGTGGATTTGAAATGAATTCAATGAAGTCATTTTATAAAAAAGCGAAATTAATAAATTGGCTGGTCTATTTATGGCGGGATTAAAAGACCTTACATCACAGCTTCAGTCGCTTAAGAAGCAGATGCCTTTTGCCCTATCGCAGGCGCTTACCAGCGTAGCCCGTGACATTGCAGCCGCGGAAAAAACAGCGCTGACCCGTCGTCTTGATTTCCCCACACCGTTTACAGTCAACGCAGTAGGATCCACAGGAGCGCGTAAAAGCAATCTTCAGGCTAAAGTTTTTGTGCGTGACATTGCCGCGAGCTACCTCGCACCGTTTGAGTTCGGTGGTCAGCACAAGCTCAACAGCAGTGCGCTGCTTAATCCGAAAAACATCAAGCTGAACAAATACGGCAACCTTCCACGCAATAAACTGAACCAGTTAAAGGAAAAAGATAACGTCTTCATCGGTGAAGTGGGCAGCCGTAACGGCGTTTTCCACCGTGTTAAGCCCCGGAAAGGCAAAAAGGCTAAAAAGCGACTTAAGCGCTCAGCTAATGGCACGCGCAGGGAGCGTGAGAAGTCTCTCGCACCAAAGCTGCTGATTCAGTTCGGTAATGCGCTGCCTGTTAAACCAGTGCTGGGGTATATGGAAAGGGCTGAGAAAATGGCCGGTGCACTGATACCAGCGACGCTGAGTGCTGCAATCAGTCAGGCGCTGAGAACGGCAAAATAAATCCTTTCTTTCTTCCTTTTACAAAAAGCTCCCTTTAGGATTAAACCTACAAAACCTCTCGGGAAATCAAAATGAAAAAATTATTGGTCGCTGCATTAAGCATATTCATCCTATCGGGTTGTAAACCCACTGACGATCAGCTTATCAAGGTTGGAAAAGAAGGACTTTTACAGAATCTCAAGGATCCTGAAAGCGCTCAGTTCAAGGATATGTCTTTCCATCCCGATGAAAAGGAAAAAGATTCTGTAGCAAGTGGCTATGTTTGCGGGGAACTTAACGCAAAAAACTCACTTGGTGGATACGTCGGCTTTTATAATGTTGCTATTCATGTTGTTGCAGAACCCAGATGGTATATCCCTGTTTTAGGAATAACTTATTCAGTATCTGATCCTTTCAGAGTAGATGATGGTGAAGGACTTCAGACAAGAAATGACAAGTTATATATGTATTTAACTAAATGTGGAAAGGCCAAATGAACCCAACCCGCTACGGCGGGTTTTATTTATGCTCGGAGAAAAGCAAGTGCCGGTACCCTCAGTCTCTGGCCAGTGGTGATGAGGAGGCAATGAAAGTCATGCCAAACACCATTTTTTCAATGCTTCACATCTCGATGCACGGCATCACGAATAATTTGAACATAAATGCCTTGAACCCGATGAAGATTACCGCGAAAGGTAATAGTTGTTCCGTTTTCAGGTCCCAAAATGAATCTTTTATGAATATGATAACCATTATCAATTGAATGGGTCCCTCCTGAGACCTTTTTATTTCACGGGCATTGCGCGCCGCGTTCTCCGGCTAGATATGAACTTTTGAAATTTGGGTAACAGGTAACAGCCAGGGTAACACATGAATCAGTCAGATTTTGCAAAGCTACACGGTGTCAGCCGGAAGACGGTGACCACCTGGAAGGCCCGTGGCTGGCTGGTTCTGGACGGTGAAGAGATAAATGTTGATGCCTCAAACGCCCTGATCGAGCGCTTCCGAAAAACTGTTACCCGACCCGAAAAAAAAGCACCCGGTAACAGCCAGGGTAACAAACAGGGTAACGAGTCAGGTAACAGACAGGGTAACAACGCGAAGGGTAACAAATCCGCTCAGACCCGTAACGAGGATCGCGCCGAATCGGCTTCGAAAGTCGTCGAGCGCATCATCAGCGAAAACGGTCTGGAAATGACGCTGGATGAAGCGCGCCAGATGAAGGAAAACTATCTGGCCCTGCTGACCCAGCTGGAGTACGACATCAAGTCCGGCCAGGTTCTCCCCTATAAAGACATGATCGCCGCTGTCGGTCAGGAATATTCACGCATGCGAACACGCCTTATTGCCATTGCACCTGAACACGGTCCTCGCCTGCGGGTGCTGGCCTCAACCACCAGTGATGCGGAGTTTGTTGCAGCGCTTCAGGAGGTGGTTCATGAGGCAATGGAGGAGTTAAGCCTGGATGAAAATGATAAACGAGGGCATCAGTAACTCCGCAGCATGGCATAACTTCAGCGGTGAGTTGACCGCAAGACGCAGCGATATCCGTCCCCCTCTGCCGCTGTCCCTGAGCCAGTGGGCCAATACTTACGCTGTCCTGTCAAAAGAGACCAGCGCCCAGACCGGGCGGTTTCGCTCGTTTGGTTATCAGGATGGCATGATGGACGCCATTACCGATCCGCACGTGACGCAGGTGTCCGTGATGAAATCGGCCAGGGTGGGCTACACCAAAATACTCGATCACGTGGTCGGTTATTACCTTCAGCACGATCCGTCACCGATTCTGGTTGTTCAGCCCCGCGTAGAGGATGCTGAAGACTACAGTAAGACCGAAATCGCGCCCATGCTGCGCGATACCCCGGTGCTGGCCGCCATTACCGGCGACAGCAAGGCAAAAGACAGTAACCAGACCATCCTGAAAAAGCAGTTTCTTAACGGCGCCAACCTCACGCTGGTCGGGGCCAACAGTCCCGGCGGATTCCGCCGTATCACGTGCCGCATCATCCTGTTTGATGAGGTGGACGGCTATCCGTCCGGCGGTGCCGGTACCGAGGGTGACCAGATAGCGCTGGGCATCAAGCGCTCGGAAACCTTCTGGAACCGCAAGATAGTGCTCGGGTCCACGCCCACGGTTAAGGGCGTGTCCCGTATTGAAAAAGCGTTTGCCGAAAGCGATCAGCGCCATTTCTATGTCCCGTGCCCGCACTGTGGTGAGTATCAGGTACTGGAGTGGGGCGGTCCCGACACGCCTTACGGCATCAAATGGGACAAGGATGAGAACGGTGAAGGCCTGCCTGAGACGGCGTTTTACGTGTGCCGCCATCATGGCTGCGTCATCCATCACAACGACAAGGCCGGTATGGTGAAGCGCGGCGAATGGCGGGCGCACCGTCCTTTCACTGGCCACGCCGGTTTCCATATCTGGGCGGGTTACAGCCTGTTTCCCAATGCCGCCTGGAAATATCTGGTGGCGGAGTGGCTGCGCGTGAAAGATGACCCGCTCATGCGCCAGACCTTCATTAACCTGGTGCTGGGTGAGGTGTATGAGGATCGCGGCGAAAAAGCACTCAGCGAGCGTAAGCTCACTGAGCGTGGCGAAGTCTGGCCGGCTGAGGTGCCTGACGGCGTGGCCGTGCTGGTGGCCGGGGTCGATACCCAGGACGGTCGCTTTGAAATCGAGGTGGTGGGCTGGGGGCTCAATGAAGAGTCCTGGTCTGTTGCGTTTGATGTCATCGAGGGCGATCTGGAGACGGATGAGCCGTGGCTCAGGCTGGATGCATATCTGAAACAAATCTGGCGCCGGGCCGACGGTCGCGGATTCAGCATCATGGCCACCTGTATGGACTCCGGCGGTCACCACACGCAAAAGGTGTATGAGTTCGCCAAGGCCCGTCTGGGGCGGCGCGTCTGGGCTATCAAAGGTGAGTCGGCACGGGGCGGCAAACGCTCCCCGGTCTGGCCTGCCAAAGCGCCATCTGCGCGCAACCGCAGCCAGTTCAGGCCGGTGATAATCGGCGTCAACGCGGCAAAGGATGCCATCCGTGCCCGCCTGCACATTGAGCCGCCAGAACCGGGTAAGGCCTCCGCGGGCTACATGCATTTCCCTGCCGATCGGGACCTGGGGTATTTCAGTCAGTTGCTGGCTGAGCGGTCGGTGGTGAAAGTGGCAGGCGGTCAGCGTTACCGCGTATGGGAGCAGTTGCCGGGGCGGGCGAACGAGGCGCTCGACTGCCGGGTGTATGCCTACGCGGCGTTGTGTGGCCTGCTTCATATGGGCTTCAGACTCAACGCCTTTGCGGCAAGCATCGCGGAAAATCCGGACAGGTTAATCGCGCCGGCCGCCGCGCCGGTGGAAAAAAACAGCCTGCGCCTGCCGGGCGCCGTTATTTCTGAGCCTGAACAGCCGGCCAGAAAAAAATCTATCTCACAGCTTCTGGCCTAGGAAAATCATCATGTTCAACCGCAATACCAGCCTGCTTGCCGGGTCGATGACGCCTGCGCAGCTGCAGGACGCACTGGTGAAGGCTCAGCAGGCTTATATCGATCTGACCACGGGCAGCCGGGGTGTGTCGTTTTCCTATTCCCAGGGCGACGGCACCCGCTCGGTGACCTATCAGCAGAGTTCGCTTGCAGACCTTCTGGCGCTGATCCAGCTTCTCCAGGCTCAGCTTGGCATAGTCACCCGTCCGCGTCGTCCGGTAAGGTTCAGATTCTGATGAACGGTAAAGTACAGATACTGGGCGCTGACGGTCATCCGCTGCGCCCCTCCCGCCCGTCGTTTTCCGCGCTGACGGGCGGCAGCCGTGTGCCCTATGACGCGGCGGACTCCTTCAGCGACCAGCTGGCCAACTGGCAGCCTGCGCTCTGGTCACCGGATAATGAAATCAACATCTACCGCGACCGCATTGTGTCGCGCGTACGTGACCTCGCACGAAATGACGGCTGGGCCAGCGGCAGCATCACCCGCGTGCTGGATAATGCGGTGGGGGCGAATTTCCGGCCCATCCTCAAGCCGGACTACCGCATGCTGGCCATGATGACCGGGAACAAAGCCTTTGATGCCAGCTGGGCCGACGAATACGGCAAGGTGGTGGAGGCGCACTGGCGTTCCTGGGCAAATGACCCCGGCCGGTGGTGCGACGCTGAGCGCAAGCAGACCGTGTCGCAGATGCTGCGCCTGGGATTCCGGCACAAGCTGCTGGACGGTGATGCGCTGGCCGTCCTGCAGTACCGTACCGACAGGCTCGGACACGGGCGCGGGCGTTACGCCACTACGGTGCAGATGGTCGATCCGGACCGTCTGAGCAACCCGCAGCAGAATTTCGATATGCCCCACGTTCGCGGCGGTGTTGAGATTGATGCGGACGGTGCCCCCGTTGCCTATCACATCCGTGAGGCGCACATCGGTGACTGGTTCAGCGGACCAAAGACCATGACCTGGCAGCGGATACCGCGCGAAACGTCCTGGGGCCGTCCCCATGTCGTGCATGATTACGATCACGACAGAGCCGCGCAGCATCGCGGCAACGGCATCCTGACCCCGGTGGTGCAGCGCCTGAAAATGCTCATCAAGTACGATCAGTCAGAACTTGAGGCGGCCATTCTCAACGCGGTGTTCGGGGCCTACGTCACCTCGCCTTACGACCCTGAGATGGTGCAGTCAGCACTCGGTGAAAATTATGACGATACAGCGCTGGGCACCTATCAGGACGGGCGGACAGAGTTTCACAAAGACCGGCGTATTTCGCTGCAGAACGGGGTGAGGCTGCCAACGCTGTATCCGGGCGAAAGCATCACCACCGTCAATGCCGCCAGGCCCACCAGTAACTTTGAGGGTTTTGAAAGCGCGGCGCTGCGTAACATCGCGGCCGCAACGGGCCTGTCCACGCAGCAGGTGACGCAGGACTGGTCTGACGTTAACTACAGTTCAGCACGTTCGGCGATGCTGGAGGCCTGGAAAACCCTGACCCGACGCCGTGATGATTTTTCGTCCGGCTTTGCGCAGCCCATTCTCTCCGCCTTTATTGAGGAGATCCACGATACCGAAGACTTACCGCTGCCGCGAAACGCGCCGGACTTCATTGACGCCCGCGCGGCCTACTGTCGCGCCCGCTGGATGGGACCGGGACGGGGCTGGGTCGATCCGGTTGCCGAGAAAAAAGGCGCCATTCTGGGTCTCGATGCGGGTATCTCGACGCTCGAGCTGGAGGTGGCTGAAAACGTGGGCGAAGACTGGGAAGAAATGCTGGACCAGCGCAAGCGGGAAATCGACGCCTGTATTGAGCGCAATCTGCCGCTGCCTAGCTGGGCGCAGGCCGATGTCCTCGCGCCCGAAACCATTCGCGATCCGGAGGAAAAGTGAATTTACCCCATCTGGCGCAGCGGCTGTTCAACACGCCGCTGGCTATCCATCCCCGCAAGGCCGAAGTTGTTATGGCTGCGCTCACCGACCGGTTTGGCATTACGCGCATCGAAGCCAGCATGGCGATGGAAGACGATGACGATTATGACTACCGCCGCCGGCGACAGACCAAAGCCGATCCCGGTTATGACAACGTCGGCGGCGTGGCGGTGATAAGCATACAGGGCACGCTGGTGCAGAAGCTCGGCAGCCTGCGGCCCTACAGCGGTATGACGGGCTATAACGGCATCCGCCAGGCCTTTCTCACCGCCATGGCCGATCCTGAGGTAGCCGGTATCTGCCTCGACATTGATTCACCCGGTGGCGAGGTGGCCGGCTGCTTTGATCTGGCGGATGAAATCTTTCGTGCGCGGGGTGAAAAGCCCGTTCACGCCATCCTGACCGAAAACGCCTACTCAGCTGCCTATGCGCTGGCCAGTGCGGCCGATCGTATCTGCGTTCCCCGCACGGGCGGCGTGGGGTCGGTGGGCGTCATTACCATGCACGTCGACTGGTCGCAGCGCATTAAGGAGGAGGGGCTGGCGGTCACCATCATCACCTACGGTTCACGCAAGGCGGAAAGTAACCCTTACCGCACGCTGTCTGACGAGGCCGCTGCGGCCATCCAGCGCGACATTAACGCCATGGGCGAAATCTTTGTCGGTACCGTTGCTCGCAACCGCGGCATGAAAGAGAAGGTGGTGCGTGACACCGAGGCGGCCTGCTTCATGGCGGCTGACGGCGTGGCGCTGGGCCTGGCGGATGAGGTGATTACCCCTGACGCGGCATTTCTTAACTTACTTAAACTGACCGGAGCCTGACATGGCAAAAAAACCGTTTTCCTTTGCTCACCTGGTGGGCCTGAACCGTTCCGCCGTCGCGCGCGCCGTGGAAGAACACGATGACGACGACGAGGAGAAAAAGGGCAAAAAGGCCCGCAGCCGTCGCGCGGAAGAGCAGGATGATGACGACAACCGCGACCCGGATGCTGATGACGACAGCGACGATCCGGACGCGGAAGACAATGACAAAAAAGACCCTGACGCCGACGAAGATGACGATAAAAAACGTGATCCTGACGCCAGCGAAGGGGATGACGACGACGGTGATGACGATGAAAAGCCCGACGGCCGCAAGGCACGAAACGCCGAGCGTCAGCGCTGTGCCCGCATTTTTAACAGTTCATACGCCGCCGCAAACCCTGCGCTGGCGGCCTCGCTGGCCTTTAATACCGGCATGAGCTCTGCCGACGCCATCCGCGTCATGAAGTCATCCGGATCGGCCGCCGCCGCGCCTGAGCCGCGTCGCGCCTCGCTTGACGAGCGCATGCGCAGTGCCGGTAACGTGCGTCTGGGCCCCGATGGTCAGAAAACCACGGCAACACGCGCCAGTGCGGTCGTGGAGAAAATGACCGGTCTCTACAACTCAGCCCGAGGTAATAAATAATGGATCAGTTTGGACAGAATCAGTTTGCGCCGGGCATGACCAGCGCGCTCTTCGTGCCGGACCAGCTTGTCAGCGGTCCGCTGCAGCTTGTGACCGACAGTGTTACCATTGCAAAACTGGGTCCGCTGCTTCGCGGGACCGTGCTGGGGCGTCAGTCGCAGAAATCATCCGTCGCCACGGCGGGCAGTGCCAACAAAGGCAACGGCACGCTGACGGGCCTCTCCCTGGGTTCACAGGCCGTGGCCGGTGCTTATACGGTGACCGCCACCGATCCCAACACCTTCCAGGTCACTGACCCTTCCGGCGCCGTGCTGGGTAATGCCACCGTGGGCAGCGTTTATCGCGGTACGCAGGTCAGCTTCACTCTTACCGCGGGGGCTAACGCCTTTGTGGCAGGCGATACCTTTACCCTTACCGTTGCGGCCGGCACGGGCAAGTGGGTACCGTGCGTGCGCACCGCCACCGACGGCAGTCAGGTCCCGGCGGCCATTCTGGTGGACAACGTGGACAGCACCCTCACGGATGTGACCGGCGGCGTGTATCTGATGGGTGAGTTTAATCAGAACCGCCTGATTATCGACAAAACCTGGTATGTGAACAGCGTGCTGCTGCTGGATGACCTGAAAGCCGCGCTGGTACCGCAGGGCATTTTCCTGCGCGACAGCATTCAGGCCCCGGTTTCCTGATTTAACTCCCTTTTAAACTGCGCCTTATGCCATTTCCACGGCAGGGTCGCGCGCGTCCGGAATCCGTACCGGCAGTGGCCGGTACGTCTCACAGAGAGAAACCATGAATATTTTTGATACCAACGTCCTGGTGCAGGTCGTTCCCAACCTGATGACCAGTCAGAACTGGCTGCTCGACCGCTTCTTTCCGAACGTGGTGACCTACGAAACCGAAGAGGTGTCGATCGATGTCGATATCGGTAAACGTCGTATGGCCCCGTTTGTGTCACCGCTGGTGGAAGGCAAGCTGGTAGCGCAGCGCAAATACCAGACCAACACGTTTAAGCCCGCCTACATCAAAGACAAGCGCGCGCCGGATCTGCGCAAGCCCATCCGCCGCCAGATTGGTGAGCGCATCGGCGGCGAATACACCGCAGCTGAGCGTGAAATGCTGAATCTGCAGTTCGAGATGGCCGATCAGATTGACATGATCAACCGCCGCCTGGAGTGGATGGCGGCCAGTGCGCTGGTCTCCGGCACCGTAACTGTAGCGGGTGAGGGCTATGAAACCAAAGTGGTAGATTTTGGCCGCTCCGCGGACCTGACCATTGTGCTCAGCGGGACGGACAAATGGCCGACCTCGGTCCCGTTCGGGCAGACCAACACCCAGCCGTCTGATGATATTGAAGAGTGGCAGACCACCTATCTCAAAGAGTCGGGCGGGGTGCCAACCGACCTGATTTTCACCAACAAGTCGTGGCGTGCGTTTCGCCTGGACACCACCATCAAGGACAACGCCATCACGTTCCCGGCGCTGAGCCCGTTCGGCAACCAGGTGAATGCCGGTGCGCAGGTCATGAAGGGCGCGGTTTACAAAGGGCGCTGGGGTAACTTTGACCTGTGGCTATATAACGACTGGTTCATCGATCCGCTGGATAACACCGAAAAGCCGATGATCCCCGACGGCGCAGTGATCATGAGCGGTGCGGACCTGATGGGTACCCGCGCCTTTGGCGTCATTCTTGACCCGGCTTTCGCCTACGGTCCGCTGGCCTACGCGCCCAAGACCTGGGTAAAAGAAGATCCGGCACAGCGCCTGCTGATGATGCAGTCCGCGCCGCTGGTAATTCCGAGTCGTGTAAACGCGTCCCTGTGCGCAACGGTGGTGTGATATGGCAAAAACTGACAATTCAAAAACCGGAGACGATATCGGCGGTCTGCCTCCCGAGCTGATGACCGGCGACCAGGCTACAACGGTCACGCCGCCCGGCGCTGACGTGCAGAAATCGCCTGAGGTCACTGGCGAGGATACCGAAGCTGAAGAGGATGACGACAAAGACGCGGCTGATGAAGAGGAACCGGATTTTGTGGTACGTAAGGGCCACACCCTGCGTCACGACGGCAAAACCTACTGCCAGAACACCCGGCTGAACCTGCCTGCGGATGAGGCGAAACGCCTGATTGCTGCGGGCGTTGTCGTTGACTTTGACACACTTCGCCGCGAGGCGCTGGCGCGTGAGGCTGCATCGGTGTCCGTCATCTCACCGGGTGTTGCGTCATGAGCGTGAACTGGGACCAGCATCTGCTGGCCCCGCTCCACGGCATATTCGGTGACGCCGTGGAGTTTCGCCCGAACAAGGGACGTGGCCAGCCCTACACCATCAACGGGATTTTTGACCGGGCGTACACGCAGGATGTCCAGCCCATGGATGCAGGCGATCCGTCCATCAATACCACAAAACCCGTGCTGGGCGTACGTGACGCGGAATTCCTGTCTCCGCCGCGCCAGGGCGATCAGCTTTACATTGCCGTTGCCGGCGGGCGGACCGTTAATCAGCTTTTCGTGATTGCCGACGTCCAGCCGGACAGCCACGGCGGTTCAAAGCTGGTACTCAATGAAATCAGGGGGTAGGGCATGAATGCCGCCGACATTCGCGGCCTGGTGGTGGCCGCGCTCAAAAACAACACCGACGCCGGCGAGCGGGTGTATTCGCCGCGCGACTGGCCCACCATGGACGAAGACTTTCCGGTGCTGCTGGTGCAGACGCCGCTGGACGTCAAGCACTCTCTGGGTCGCAACGCCCCGCAGTTCACCACGGTGACCACGGTGCGGATCACCTGCCGCACCCAGGCCTTTGATACCGAAGAGGGCAATACCGGCGCGCAGGAGGCAGAAAGCGCGCTGGAAACGCTCCGCGAGCAGATTGAGCGGGGCATCATCAACAGCTACGAGCTGACCCGCCAGATCCAGCAGTATCAGCAGGTCCGATCTGCCGTGGCGGTCAGCAGTGAGGGGGCCGGCCACATCGGTGAACTTACCGTTGAAATTGACGTGGAATATTACCAGGGGCCCGAAGACTTCTATCCGGTCACCACCTCACCGCTCGCCGGGATTGACCTGATCGTGAAAATGCCCGATGGCACCACACAGCCCGGTCTGAACATTAACCTCCAGGAGTAACCACATGTTAGTAAAACCCGCTGATGGCAGGCTTGTCCGCTGCCCGGTCAGGGGCACGGTGTTGCCCGAATCCGGCGAAGACGTACCGGAAAACACCTTCTGGACCCGCCGTCTGCGAGACGGTGATGTGGTTCGCGTCAAAGACAGTCAGAAGCCCATTGCTGCCGCTCCCGCAGCGACACCCGCGCCTGACAGCAGCAAAAATGCAGGAGAACAGTAATGGTTGCTTTCAGCCGTATTCCTGATCAACTCAGGACCCCGCTGTTTTATGTTGAGTTCGATAATTCGCGCGCCAATACCGCCACCGCGGTTCAGCGTACGCTCATCATCGGCCAGCAGCTTGACACCGCTACCGCGACTCCGGGCATTCCCCAGCAGGTTTCATCCGATACCCTGGTGGCGGGTATGTGCGGTAAGGGCAGTATGCTCCACGGCATGATGACCGCGTATCAGGCCAACGATACCGCTGCGGAAATCTGGATCCTGCCGCTCGCGGATGCACAGGGCAGTATGACTGCCGCCAGCGGTTCGCTGAAGTTTCTCACTGCACCCAGCGCTACCGGCGTCATTTCGCTGTACATCGCCGGGCTGCGGGTTCAGGTGACGGTACTCGCCACCGACACGGTGGTCACCATGGCGTCTGCCCTGAGCGCAGCCATTAACGGCACCACTGCGATGCCGGTGACGGCGCAGGTAACGGCAGGGGCAACGGATACCGTCACGCTGACCGCAAAAAACCGGGGTGCGCACGGCAACGGCATCGACATCCGCACGAATTACCTGGGGCGAACCGGCGGCGAAACCACGCCTGCCGGTCTGACGTTCACCCTGACGCCGATGTCCGGCGGGGCGGGCGCGCCAGACATGACCGCGGCGCTGGCCAGCCTTCAGGACCGGACCTTTGATTTTATCGTCAGCCCCTATACCGACACGGCATCGCTTGACGTGCTTAAGGCGTTTCTGTCGGACGCCACCGGGCGCTGGGCCTGGGACAAACAGCTTTACGGTCACGTGTTCAGCGTAGCCAGCGGCACTTACGGGCAGCTGGGTACCACCGGTGCCGCGCGGAATAACCAGCATGAATCGCTGCTGGGCGTCTACCGCTCGCCCACGCCCGCCTACGTCTGGGCGGCGGCATATACCGCGGCAGTCGCCCCGAGTCTTCGCAACACACCCGGGCGGCCCACCCAGACCCTGCCTGTCAGCGGTGTCCTGCCCCCGGCGCTGGAGGACCGTTTCGATCTGCCTGAACGTAACAATCTTCTGTTCAGCGGTATTTCCACCTATACGGTCGCCGATGACGGCACCGTGCAGGTGGAAAACATCATTACCACCTACCAGAAAAATGCTTATGGCGATGCCGATGACAGCTATCTGCAGGTGGAGACGCTGTTTCAGCTGATGTTCATTACCCGCTACCTGCGTACCCAGATCACCAGTAAGTTCGGGCGGATGCAACTGGCCGCCAACGGCACGCGGTTTGCGCCGGGGCTGCCAATTGTGACGCCAAACGTCATCCGTGCCGATCAGATTGCCGAATATCAGACGCTGGTCTGGAACGGCTATGCGCAGGATGCGGACGGTTTTGCAAAGGGGCTCATCGTTGAGCTTAACGCGAAAAATCCGAACCGCGTGGATGTCCTCTGGGACGGCACGCTGATGAATCAGCTGCGCATCTTTGCGCTGCTTAACCAGTTTCGCCTGCAGGCCAGCTAAGGAGTCACTATGGCAGGAAATACTTCTAACCGGCTTGCCGGTCTGGCCTATGTCACCGTAGACGGGATCACCATCATGGTGGCCGGCCAGTTTAAATATCGCCCCTCAAAAATGGAGCGTACCACGCTGAGCGGGATGGATACCGTGCACGGATATAAAGAAAAGCCCGTGCCGGGATTCATCTCCTGTCAGGTGCGCGATGCCGGTGGCGTATCCGTGTCTGCATTTAACGGGCAGACCAACGTCAACGTAATCGCCGAACTGGCGAACGGTAAAACCATCATCGGGCGCGCCCTGTGGACGGTTAACACCCAGGAAGTGGACAGCGAGGAAGCGGTATTTGACGTGCGCTGGGAAGGCGCTGACGTGACGGAGAACTGATATGACCGAACTTGAAAGAAGCACTGTTATTTCACTGAGCGTGCCGCTCAGTTCCGACGCGCTGAAACAGACCTGGGAGAGTCTGCCACTCAGGGCACCCGTGCTGGCGCAGGTTGAGCAGTTTTACGAGGCGCAGGCAAAACGCGGATCGCTTTCCGCGATGCGCCTGCTGCTTTCTCTGACCAGCGGCGTGCCGGAGTCCGTTCTGTCCGGTATGGACTTTCTCGATTACCGCAAATGCGAGGAGTATCTGCTCGGTTTTTTGAGCTGGAAGCCCTCGGGCGATGGCAGCGTTTAGCCGCTGAGGTGACATTTTACTACCGCTGGCCGCCGGACAGCGCCTGGGCAATGAGCCTGCAGCGTCTGTCCTGGTGGCACGCACAGGCGGTACGCATTAATCATCTGAGAAAAGGGGGCGACGACGATGGCTAACGTGTTTGACTTTACGCTCGCCGGTAATGATGAGGCAAGCGCTGCCATCGGGCGTATTGAAGAGGCCGTGCGTAAGCTTGAACCTGAGCTGGATAAAACCCGTGATGCACTGAAGCTCGGCGGACAGGAGTCGGCGGGCGAGCTCAATACCTTCACCCGCTACCTGCAGGGGATGTCGCAGGCCGCACGGGACAACGTACAGTTTATCGGCGACATGGTGCCGCCGCTCAAAATGGTGGGGGAACTGGCCGGTAAATATGGCGGGATAGCCGGGCGTATGGGCGTGGCCGGTGTGGCCGCGTACGGACTGGCGAAAGGTGCAAAAACACTAGCCGGTAACATGAAGGAGGCGGCTGACAACGCCTACAGTCTGGACGTGGCCGCAAAAAACAGCGGCATGCACGTGGATGATTTTACCCGCCTGGCCGGGGCGATGCAGATCCTGGGAGCAGGCAGCGACGGCGCACGCGCGTCAGTTGAGGGCATGTATAAAACCTTCAACGATGCCCTGCAGGGGCGCAACGGCAGCGTGCTGTCTGTCCTCAGCCAGATGGGCGTGCAGATTGTCAAAAACAAAGACGGTACCGCCGACGTCATGCGAACCTTTGAGCAGTTGGCGCAGGCGTTTCCGTCACTGACGCCGGATCGCCAGAAAACAGTCGCGGACGCGCTAGGGCTTGATGCCAGTGGCCTGGCGTTGTTACGTGAAGGGGCGAAGCTTAAAGCCTATCTCACCCGCGCTGACGAACTGGGTCTCACCGTCGACCCGAAAGTCAATACGCAACTGGTTGAGCTTAACCGCAACCTGACCGGGCTGAGTGCGGCCTGGGACGGCTTTAAAAATCGTGTCCGCCAGAAGGTGGCGGGTGGCCTGCTCTCCGACGGCTCGGTTAATGACGGCCTGCGTGGCGTCGGGCGACTGATGCAGAACCCCGGCGATCCGGTTGCGCTGAATGAAGCCATGGGCAATCTGCGCGGGAACGAGGGCGACTGGGTCCGAAAGGCCAGGAACGACAAAGAATACCTGAATTCGCTGCCCGCCAGTGAGCAGGTCAATCTCATCACCGGGCAGATCACCGACAAACAGCGTCGTGATCTGCGTGAGCGTTACGGGCTGAGCGAACAGGCGAATGTGCTGCAGGGCGATATTGCTGTCGCGCTCAAAGCCCCGACACCGGTGATTCCGGCAGCTTACACAGGGCAAGGCAGTGGGGCTAATGCCCGGGGTATTCGCAATAACAATCCTGGCAACCTGCGTGCAGCGCCTAACAGCAGCGGAAGCGACGGTGATTTTGTACGGTTCCCCACGCCGCATGACGGTATGGCCGCGCTGTCCCGCCAGCTTCAGCTTTACGGTGACCGGGGTAACAACACGATCAACGGCATCATTCACACTTATGCGCCTGCCACGGAAAACAAAACCCAGAATTACATTGACGATGTGGCTGCCAAAACCGGCTTTGATCCTCGTGAGCGTATCAATCTTCACGATCCTGACACGCTGCGCCGGGTGATGAGCGCCATTATTTCCCATGAGAACGGTGCTCAGCCCTATACCGATAATGAGATTAATCAGGCCATTCATACGTCCGTTAACGACGACCGCTGGAAAGGACTGCGGGATCCGCAAATCCTCCAGGCACAGCGTGAGAAAGAGCCGCGGACCACCGGCGAGGCGTTGCCGTCTCCTTCATCTCCTCAGAGCAGCATCACCCAGGCTGGCACACCAGCACCTCCTGTAAGCAGTATCACGCAGGCAACCGCAACTGCTGATAACAGTCGTGCGCAGAACACGCCGCCATCGTCAGGGAATGCCGATCAGAAAGTGTCTGTAGAGGTCACGCTGGTAAATGACAAAACCGGCGAACGCAGGCAGGTCACCACGCAGGGGGGGCGGGTAGCGTTATCCATGCCCTGGCCATGATTGAACCAGTAAACTGAACGGTGGTTGTCTTACTATGGCTATCATACAAAACCTGCTTAGCGGCCTGACCGGGGGCAGTGAAGGCTGGGACTGGCAGGCCCATATCAGACCTGCCAGCTTTCGCGGCGTACCCTTTGGCGTAATTGAGGGTGAGGGCGTCTTTGGTCGTCGCCAGGCAGTACACGAATACCCATACCGCGACACGGTCTGGGTGGAGGACATGGGGCGCGACGTCAGAAAAATAGCGATCCGGGGCTTTCTGGTGCAGGGCAGCCTGCGTTATCAGGCCGGTGATGTTCTGAGCCAGCGTCAGGCGCTGATTGCGGCCTGTGAAAGCGCCGGTTCGGGTACCCTTATCCATCCGACGCTGGGCGAACTGACGGTGAGTGTGCCGGAAGGCGGCCTGCGGATCTCTGAAAGCATGGATTCAGGGCGCGCTTTTGAATTTACGCTGACCGTTATCGAGTCTGGCCTGCGCGTTTTTGCCGTTACGGGCAGTTCGCCGGCGGGTGATGTGGTGAGCGCGAACTGGCTGAAGCTTGCCAGCACCGCGGCGGCCTCATTTCTGTCACAGGTCAGGGGCGAAATCCGTAGCGTTTCCCAGGCGATTAAAACGGTACGGGGTATTGCTTCCTTCTGGCAGGGCATGGTGACGAATACGGTCAGCGAGGTTACCAACCTCAGCAGCACGCTGCGGGCAACGTTTGGCAGCACGCGATACGGTCGTTACAGCCGGGGGACCGTGGGCGGCAGCGCGTCCGGCGCAACGGGCACCACTGACGGGGACGACACAGCGGATACGCCGCAGCTGGTGAATTTTACCATGGCGAAAAGCGTGACGGCCCGAGAGAATATCACGCAGTTGTCCTCGGCACTTCCGGCTTTCACCTCAATGGAGGATTTTTCCTCACGCGTCCAGGCGATCGTGCTTGCCATTCTTAACAGCCCCGGCGGGGTGGAGGAGCGTATCCGGGTGCTGGAGAAGCTGGCCACGGCTGAAAGCACCCAGTATTACGCCACGACTGAAAACCGCGCCGTTGCCGCAAGCGCCACATTATTTCTCATCGTTATCTGCGCAGGCGCCATGGCGGTAGCCGCTTCTGATGCCGAACCAGCCAGTACGGACGAGGCAAATGCTGTCAAAGACCGTGTTTGCGCGCAGCTTGATGCCGCCCTCGTCCGCGCAGGAGATCTGGGTGATGACGACAGCTATAACGCACTGCTGTCGGTGCGGCAGGCGTTTGTCAGTGCTATGGCGCAGAAAGGCACTGGCCTGACGGACATGATGCAGGTGAACGCGCCCGCCTCACTGCCTGCACTGGTGCTGGCTAACCGGCTTTATCAGGACGCGGGGCGAAGCGATGAACTGATTCAGGAAACCCGGGTGCGCCATCCCGCCTTTATGCCTCTCTCGTTCCGGGCAAGGAAACCCTTATGACAGACGAACTGATTTTAAGCGTCGGAGGCCGGAACATTAAGGGCTGGGACGACGTGCGGGTCACGCGTGGCATCGAGCGGCTTCCTTCTGATTTCGATCTCGGGCTGATGGACTATTTCCCCGGCAGCAATGAAAAGCAGCTGGTAAGAGAGGGGGAGCCCTGCGAGGTACGCCTGGGCGATGACCTTGTGATGACCGGCTACGTTGATCAGTGGAGCCCAATGATTTCAGGGCGGCGCCATGAGGTCCGGGCGACCGGGCGCAGCAGGTGTCAGGATCTGGTGGACTGTTCCGCCGAATGGCCCAACAACGTGATTAACGAATCCGATGCCCTGCAGATAGCGACGCGCCTCGCGCAGCCTTACGGCATCACCGTGCATTCCGACGTGTCGGATCTGGTCCGTGTCCCGCAGTTTACTCTCAACTGGGGCGAGTCTCCGCAGGAAATCATCGACCGAATCAGCCGGTGGTCTGCGCTGCTCTATTTCGATCAGCCGGACGGGAGTCTGCTACTCACGCGCGTCGGGACCCGGCGGGCCGCCAGCGGTGTGGCACAGGGGATTAATATTGAAGATGCCTATTTCCGCGCCTCAATGGATGAGCGTTTTTCGGACTATGTTGGCGTCTCCATGAGCATGACGCCGACTGCCGAAATCTCGCCATCCGCCAGTTACGGGGCGGTCACGCTGGCCGCGGCCCGCGACCCGGAAGCCGCCAGCATGCGCTACCGCAAGCGCATCGTGATCGTTGAATCGACCATGACGGCGCTCGCGCTTTCACAGCGCTGTATCGACTGGGAAATGAACCGTCGTTACGGACGCTCAAAGCAGCTGAACGTTACCGTCGACAGCTGGCGTGACAGCGCGGGCAGACTGTGGGAGCCCAACACGCTGGTCCCCATCCATATACCGACGTTCGGACTTGAGAATGAGGAGTGGCTGCTGGCAGAAGTGTCGTATCTGCGTAACCGCGAAGGCACTCATGCGCAGCTTTCCCTGATGCCTGCCGCCGCCTTTACCGTGCAGCCCTATGCTTTTTATCAGCAGTTGCTGGAGATGAACCGATGAACACCTTAAACGATGTCGTCCGTAAGCTTTCCACGCGGATAGCGGGTCTGCTGGGGGTAGGGCGCATTACCGGGCTTGATGACGGTGGCGTGGTGCAGAAGGTGCAGTACCAGACCCCGCTGGAGGCTGCCAGCGCCACGCGTATGGCAGAATTCGGTTTTACCTCGGGCCTGCCAGCGGGCACAGACGTGATTCTGGGCTTTCTGGGTGGAGATCGGTCAAATCCCGTGGTCATTGCCTCCAGTCACCAAACGTTCCGGCTGGGTGGCCTTAATCCCGGTGAGACCGCGATGTATAACCAGTGGGGACTCTTTGTGCGCCTGACTGAGCAGGGGATCGAGGTAGAAGCCAAAGGTCAGGACGTCACGGTCAGCAACGCCCGCAAACTGACCGCCACCGCGACGGACTCCGTGCGCCTCAATACGCCGGTTTTGTATGTCTCTGGCGACGTTATCGATAACTGCGACAGCAACAGCGTGTCGGTTAAAGCGCTCCGGGATAAATATA